ATCAAAAATCTAAGGGAGATAAGAGAAGTGTCTGAAAATAACACAAATGACATGATTTACAACTGGCGCAATGAATTAAGTTCACATAAAGATGGTGTTCTCGTTGTCGCTAATAATCAAGCACAAAAATATAAAAATCAAGGTTTCGATAAGTCAGAAGTTGTAGAATTACTCGCAGCTGATAATTTTGATTTAGAAATCGCTAATAGAGTTGCTTCTAAGTTGTTTGATACAGCTGAAGAAGTAAAACAAAATACTGCTGTTGAAGTTGCTGTTGTTCCTACAAGATATTCCGATTGCGCTCCTGTAATTGAAAGATCTTTAACAAAATTATCTGCCAAAGAATTTGTAAAGAGACTTTGCACTGGTCCTCATTCAGTTGTAAAAACTGATGAAAAAGGATTAGGATTTTGGATGAGAATTACTGAAGCTGCTAAAGAGACTGCTGCAGGTAAAAGCCATTTACACGCATCTTTAAGACCATATATTGAAGAAACTCTCCTTAATAATGTTCTCTTAGCACAATCTCAAGAAGCTCAAATAAAGACTGCTTCAAAGACAAAATACGTTGTATCAATGAAGAAGGGATCTGCTGAAGTTGATTTATCAAATGCAACATCTTCAAGCGAAAAATTTATTGGTGGAAATTACGTTGATTTTGGTCTTGCTGATGAATTTATGGTGAAAGCTGCTGATACAGTTTCCCCATATCAGAGACTCAAAAGAGCCTTAAAAGACTAATTTATATCCTGAAAGAATAAACAAGCCGCATTTATGCGGCTTGTTTTGCTTGTATAACTAAACAAATGGAAGATAATAAAGAAACAGTAGATGCTTTGATTGTTCCTGATGACGGACCTAAGAAACCATCAAAATATTTTAGGGATTTAAAAGAAGGCGATAAGCCTTTGATGCCTCTTCCTCCAGACAATATGAGTGATATATCTTATCCTCAATTCTTAGAACCAAGATGCGCTATTTGTACTTCCCCATTTAGAGATTTAGTAGAACACGTTTACTTGGATAGTGGAAAGAAAAATCAATCAGTAATTAGATTTTTCTTGCAGTATTTTGATGCACAGATGAACTGGATGCAGATTAATACTCACATGGAGCAACACTGTGATTTTAAGAAAATCTCAACTTCAGGTTTAAAAAACTACGAACAAAGAGAAGAACTTATTGCTCCTTGGATTTTTCGTGAGCATCAATTAGCCCTTACCGCTCTACTTGTCGAACTTGATGATGTTCGTGGTATTGACTGCTCTAAAAATAATGACATGAAGCTTAAAAGAGCAGCTATGGTTGAGAAATTAATTTCTAAGATTCTCAATGTCAAAGATTCAAGAGATAATCGAGGAATCTTCGATATTAACATATTTGAAATCTTAGCTAATCTTCACGAAAAAATGGAAAGTGAAGCAGATAAAAAAATTATCAGAGAAGAAATTGTAGCTTTAAAAAATAAGATTCAACAAGATAATTAATGAGAAAGCCAACTCCAGTCGTCAAATCTTCTAACGAATTAAGAAGTCAATTATTACAACAAGCAAACTCAGTAACAGAACTATTTAAAGGTACTGAGTATGCTGATGATTTTGTTGATGAAATTGCTCCTGCTACAAGATCAGAAGTTGCTCCACCACCTATTCCCCCTAAAGACAGATTTAATCCTGATCAAATTGTTGATATTATTACTTTTATCGAGCATCCTTATTTTTGTAATTTAAGACCTTATCCTTGGCAAAAACTTATTCTAAAGTGTTTTTATATGGGACAAGAAGGTAATACCAACCTTGTAATTAATGAATCAGATAATAAAGAAGATTGTAAAGGCTGCGTTTGGGATTATATTCAAAAAAACGAAAATGACTTTTTAAAAGCTCGTTCAGAAAACAGACAATTTAAGACAATTTTTAATGTTGTTAATTCCCCATGTTTACAATGCAAACGACTTAGTAATGATGTCAGAGAAGAAAGATACAAATTTGCAAAAGATGAAGCTACTAACCCTGACGCTGAAAGACAAGTTGAAGTATTAGAAGCAAGACCAATCATTGATGCTTTTCAAAGTGAATTTGACTTACTTTATTCTGAAGAGTTTGATCCAAAACTAAGGATGCAAGTTCAAGAAAAATGCAATAAAAGATATAAATTTGAAGAGTTAGTTTTAGTACTTGGTAGACGTTCAGGAAAATCATTCCTTGTATCTGCTATGGCTCTTTATGAATTGTATAGATTGATTTCAATGGGTCACCCTCAAGCAAGATATGGCTTGATGGAATTTGATGAAGTTGTTCTTCTCAATGTTGCTCGTAATGAAGAACAGGCTAAAAAGGCAATCTTCTCCAAAATCAAGCAGACAGTTTTAGCTTCTCCATTTTTTGCTCCTTATATTGGTAAAGATACAGAGCTTGAAATGCGATTCTATACTGAACACGACCGAGAAGAGAATGTAAGAAGAAAAGAGCAAAATATCAATCTTTTTGCGGGTTCTTTGGTATTGCGATGTGGTAGTAGTAATGCTTCAGGTCTTGTTGGTTTAACTTGTTGGACAATCATTATGGACGAAGTTGCTGCTATGGCTGGAGATAATCCTGAGTCTGGCGTTGATTATGCTCTTTATGATGATTTGAAGCCATCTCTTGCTACATTCGGTAAAGATGGAAAAATGATGCTTCTTTCCAACCCTAAAGGTCCTCTTGGATTACTTTATGATCTACACGAGAATAGGCAAGAAGATCCTACTACACTTGTAATGAGACTTCCAACTTGGCTCACTAATCCAAATATTGATAAAGAATGGTTGGATGGTCAAAAGAAAAAAGATCCACAAGAATTTCAAATGCAATATGGAGCAGAATTTGGAGCTTCTTCATCTGATCCAATGTTCAATTCTGAGGATATAGATAGAATGTTCTCTTCTATGTCTATGGTCAAAAGAAAAGAAATGGCAGAAGGACATTTCGAATATTTTTGCCATTTAGACCCAGCAAGAACTTCCGATTACTATGCTCTTGTAATTGCTCATACTGAAAATATGTATGGACAAATTGGACCAGACTTTCAACCTTTGAAAAGAGTTGTAATTGACCATATACATTTTTGGAATCCAAAAACAAAAAATCAACCTGTTAAGGAAAGTGAAGTTGAAGATTATGTAATTAATTTACATGCCAGATTTAAATTCAAACAAGTTTCTATTGATCAATGGAATTCTCAATCATCTTTAATAAAATTACAGTCAATGCGAATTCCAATTGTAGAAAGACAATTTAACAAAGAATATAAAGAAAAAATTTACACAGAACTTTCGCAATTAGTACGAGATGACCGAATTGATATTTATGATTTATCTGGTGGAGAGTACAGAGATTTAGATAGCAGAACTATGACGTTAAATGAAATTCAAGAAGCAAAAATTCAATTTTTATTTTTGCAGAAAAAATGGAAGGGTAAAAGATATTACATTGAAGCTCTTTCTGGATATAAAGACGACATTTGTGATGCTGTCGCTGCTGTCTCTTATGAATGTCTTACTTCAAAAATTATGCTTAGATTACCAAAATCAAAAATGGTCAATTTAAATAGACGATAAAGGTTATTTTTTTAAATAATAAGAACAAATCATTATGTCTAACAATATCAGAACAGCTCAATTTGGTGGTGTAGGCGGAGGAGGAAATGGTACTCCTTTTCAGCCTGGTGGTAGCCCTATTGGTCGTGGTGGTGGTAATAGAGGCGGTCATGAAATCAACTTATATGTTGATGAAGACGCTAGTTTTGATAAATTATTAAGAAAAACACATATTGAGCCTGATACTCGTGATGTGAATATTGAGTCGAGGTTGACTCCTCAACACAAACATTATGAAGAGTTAATTCCTTATGAATTAACTCCAGAAGAAAGAATGAGAGCGAAATTTAGAGCTCAACTTCACAATTACAAGCAATCTTTAGAAAATGCTGCTAACAGTTTGATGAAAAATAGTCCAGCTTATATCAAAGAGCATTACAAGCCAAAAGCTGAACACATGATGACCATGGAGCAATCTTTAGAAGATCGACATAAATACAATAAAGATTTTAAGTATCCAAGAGAAGAGTATAAAGATCCAGATAAACCAGAAAGATTGCATTTTGCTATCTCTGACAAAACTATTAATCGTATTGCTGAAGACTATGCAGTTAGAAGAAGAAATAGAATTACTGATGAATATCCAGAAGATAGAAACGAGTTTGATGAAAAACAATTTTCATACGCTCCTATTGGTAAAACACCTATCTTAATTCAAGGTGAAGATATTGATATTTATATGCAAGACTTGATGTCAGTAAATACTCCAGACCACGATGGATTCCAAGAATATGAGCTTAAGGATACGATTTTGTCTTATCCTGATCCTGATACTAAGCCAAATATTTACGCTCCGAAAGATATTGCGCCTAAATCAGAAACATTAAAAGAATCAAATCCATTTATGACTACAGAACAGGCATTGAATCCTAAAAAAAAGGACACAACATACGCAGACTACATTGATCCGACAAATAAAGAAGATAAAGGTGTAGAAGAAGTTTTCGATGGTTCAGCTTTTTATGGCATCAGTGGACATAGTTTTTAAAGGTATATTAAGGTTTATTTTATAAGAACAAATTATGAAAGCAAATTCAATTCAAACTTTAATGAAGCTTTGTTCAAGATTAGACAAAATAGGCCACTATTCTAAAGCTGATCTTTTGTTTGAAAAAATTGCTCAGTATTATCCTCAACAATCAGTTACACAATCACCTAATGTGTCTTTAGTTCCATTTGAAGAGATTGAAGAAGAAACCAAACAAAATGATTTCTGGCGACAAAAAATCAACCCAAGAAAATTACCTAAAGAATATTTTGACTTGGGTGGAGAAGCTGATGGCCAAAGTATTGAAGGACAATTACACGGTCCAGATAGTGTTCCAGGACCAGCTTATATAGATCCGGGTAATCCACAATCTAGTCCTTCTATGGCAATTCATAGTGGAGAAGATTTATGCGACAAATTCTCATGGGAAGAAACTTATGAGAAAAATGTTGATGAAGGGAATGCTTGGAAAAATAGAATACCAAACAGATAAGGAATAAAATTATGCCAATACCAATTAAACCAGTTCATTCATTAGATTTGCATGCTGAATTATTCGACGGACCATCAATGGAAGG